CTCTACGGTACTTGCAATGGACTCTGGGTCGCCGTTGTTCGGAGACCGCCAGTAGGCAGGTGTTACATTAACACCTCCCATGGCATCAACACCGCAAGACTCCCTGAACAGTCCTGTCCAGAAAGACTTGCCAGCGTTGACCTTGAACTGCAGTAATTCAAGAGCCTCAAACAACAGCTCCCGACTGTCATTGGGTATGATTAAATCATCCCCAAAGACGGCCACATCCTCAGCCAAGAACTTGATATTCTTTGGTCCTACTTGCAACCGTCGCGTAGTGGCGACGGAAGCGAGGCAGATCCCGAGGAATATCAATGATTGGACTGGGAATGTGCAGGCGCTACCCATAGTTGAGAACTTTCTCAACTCGAGCTTTGCATCAACCAAAGGATTGATGTTCTGCTCTAGGAAGCGGGTACGCGAGGCTTGAAGGGCCAGCACAAGCGGCGGATTCGCCGCAAAGTACTGTCCCACCAAGTGACACGAGACTCTGTCGCTTGCCGCCGAGAGATCGACGGTAGCGTAGGAGCCTGTCCTTGATCCTCTGACGCACAGGTCTTGGTTTCGTCGCTGGTCTCTAAACAAGAGACTATTGCCGATCCAAGTGTCCTGGCTGCGCTTCGAGAAGTAGTGCCAGATGTTTTGCTGGCACCACTGATTTTCACTGGGTTCCGCGGCGATGAGCCGAGGTCTAGTGAAAGTCTTTGGGACGCTGATGAGTCTTGAACTCGGATCTCGCGATCCGACTCTTGAATCAGCAGCAGTGTCAGCCCAACTACCATAATTGTGGAAACCACAATCGGCAATTGGGAACGCGTTCTCCAGACGATCTGACCAGTTTGTCCAACAGTACTTGTTGAACTCTCTGCCAGATCTTTCTGAGACAGCACCTGGACCATGTCTGAACCTCCATTCTGAGAACCTATATGGCCCCAGTGTGGAAGTGATGAGCTTGGATACTTTATCCAAATTCATCAAGAAGGTGGATAGGCGCGCCCGTTTGATGGGGCACGCTTCGTCCGCGATCCGAGAGAGGTAGAGGGAACTTTCGGGGAATCCCGAGAAATTCTTCTCAACGTCTTCGTATCGAGGAGCTGTTTCTTCCCAGAACCTTTCGGGTAAAGGGAGTTCCAGATCCACAAGAGCAAATTCCAAGACTTCCTTTTGGACATTGCTCTCACTACATGGCAAACTGGCCTTACGAGCGACAAACAAAATTTGCCGCAAGAAAAACACAGCTTGTACATCGTAGTCTCCTTTCAGGGTTCCTCCTTCGTCGAAAACGAGTAAGTAGAGTCCCCTAAGAAACTTAGGGATCACTACTCTGCCAGAGTACCTCTTTGTGAGAGGTAGTCCTGACAGTTTGTACTCGCCGTTAGCAAGACACCTGTCAAGGTGCTTGCCGGCTGCCACCATATCCACGCATAGTGCATGGATTCCGCGGCACTCGACGAAGGATCGCAAGCGAGATTTGTCTAAGACAAACTCACCTACGAGCGTCGGGTAAGTGTTGGCCATATCTCTCCAGATATGGTCAAGCACTTGCATCAGTTCCCTAACATGGCATTTAGACATACGGCTCCCCGTTAAAGGAGTCGGAATGTCCCATGCGTTGTTAGGTACCTTTCCTCCATACAAGAATAAGTGGCAATGCCACAGATTCCAGTATGAAGGCACACCAGATCAACAGGTATGTTTGCATGGCGAGTTAAACTCGCCAATCAAACAACTCTGCAATCACTGCATTCGTGCTTGCCGTAAGGAAAGCACAAAGGTCAGCGAGCAGACCGTCATCTTCATCCGCGGGCAATTGCTCGAGGATGACGTATGACTTCCTGTTAATCTCAGGCGACGTCCCAGGCACTTCCCACACAGTGTGGGAGACCTCGACGTTATGCCTGTCAAAGCCGGCATTCGTTTTCGTATGCCGAACTTTGACCACGTATTGCTCCGTAGCATCTTTGAATAGATACTCCGAAGCGTGTGACGGTGTGTCGATCTTGTACAACGTTTTACCGTTGAACGTGATCGAAGTACTTCCCAACATGGGAACCTCCTCGCGGCTAACAGCCCCCAAGCGCTACTTGCGCTTCAGAGCTGCAAGTGACGCGAGGACCGACCATTTGCCCCTGTCCAACAGGGGGAGAGAAAGGGAAAAGGGCAGGATAGGAGTGACTACATGTCGCTCCTTCCGTATCCACTTACCAAGGGGATAACCTTCAACATTGGTTATCCACCATGGTACGTTTGTGACTTGGAACTCATTCTTTACAGAAAGAGTTCTCATCACACAGAT